AAATGTGAGGGGATAGGTGCTTGTCGATAGGTGTTTCCAGTCTGGTGTTGGCTCGTTGGAGCGATGCACTTAAAATGGTGCTATGAATAGGCTTGCCAGTGTTGGTCGTAAATATCTTATTGCTATGATACCAGTCTGGATTGGTTGATTCGCTTAACTCTTTCAATTCTAGTATCTGGTCGATAATTTCCATTTCACGATTAGTAAGGTAAGTTGTTCGGTAACTAGCGACTGTTTTCGTTCCTTCGTTTTCTGGGATGTATCTGTTGAACGAGGTGTGGATATCGAGGGAACGTGTTTCTTTGTGGTAATCCGATACAGTTAGCCCAGCTAATTCACCAATCCGACACCCATTTAAAAGCATAAATTCACACGCTAGAGCGTATCTCAGCGTTATATCTTTTCGATAAAGTTCTTTCAATAAGCGACTGTATTCGTCTGGTTCCAAGTATTTATTCTTGGCAGCTTGTTGTTTCTCAAGTTTATTGGTCTTCTTTGGTAATCGTGCCTTTCGTGATGGATTATCAGTTATAAGTTGTTGATCCATAGCGTAATCGAAGAATGTATTTAATACGGTTTTAGCACGGTATTTCTGGGAATCTGTCCAGCCCTCAGTGTCTAACAGGGATTGGATAAGTCGGACATTTATGTTTGACAGGATTGTTCCTTGCTCGATAGTATCAGATATTCGCTTAACCGATGCTGCAAGGCTCTTGATTGAACTTAACTTAATCTGTTTTTGATGGAACTCCCACCATTCGTTGAAGGCGCTATGAAACGATACGTTAGTGGTACTTGATGACTCTATCTTCTGGGCTATCTTATCATCAAGCAAGCGTTGAGCTTCTTTCTTTGCTCGATTAGACCCACTGTTAAGCGTTACAGATACTCGTTTCCATTTCTCAGTGTATGTGTCCTTGTATCTTTCGAAATATTTATATTTTCCGTTTGGTAATTCTTCTACCCACATTGCTATGTCTCCTTAATTTTGGTAAAATGGGTACAGAAAAAAGAAAACATAACCTTATTGGTTTGTTTTACTGTTAGTGTGTTTTCTGTTTTTCTGTGATGCTAGCTCTACACTCTAAGTTTGGCGACGGTGAGTGTAGGGCTTTTTTAGTAGTTTCAAATATTCATGTTTTACGAATGTCTCATCACAAATTGTGGTGAGATTATATTTTTTCATAAAACGAACGTAGTTAAAATCGTCCAGGTTTTCATTTTTTAGCAATCCACGGATCATGTCTCTATTGGCATGAGCTTCGTATTTCTCACGCAAACGCTCGTAGTCTTTGGAATTGTGCTCTAAGTGCCCTAATTCATGTAATATGACCTTTAAACGTATTTCTGGGGCTAAATCCTTATTGATATAAACCACCCTGTTTATTGGGTCGAGAAAGCCGTTTCGTGACCACTCGTGAGAACTAAACTCACAGATAGAGACGCCGAACTGCTCAAGCAATTCTTTCTCCATACGTTTATTTCTCCTTGCTGCTCATATATCCCGCAATGATGCCACGAATGGCACGTTTGTCGCTCTCGGTAAGAGGTTTACCGTCGAACATCATTGCATTATCGATGATGTTATCGATGTCGTGGGCGTTGGTTGGTTGAGGTTCCTCGGAAATTCCCCAATCTGCAACAGTGTCTGGCGATATCCCCAATAGATGACATATCTTGAAAACATTCTCAGCTTTTGCGTTCATGATACCACGTTCCAAAATAGATCGAACAGTAGTGTAAGAGATGCCGCTTTCTGTTGCAAAAGCTCTAACATTTCCATATTTAGCTATAATAAGCTCTTTAATTCTTTCTTCAGCCTGCATTTTTTTATAACCCTCATTTTTATTTCTACCTATATATTAACACAGAAAATCGTATAGGTAAATAAAAAAAGTAAAAAAAATCGTACTTTATTGTTGACAGTATACGAAAATTAGTATATACTTAAATCAAGCTTAAGGAAGGAGGAAATAAATGAAAAACATCGAAGAAGTTCGTAAGAGTAAGGGTGTTACATTAGTAGACATCGCAGATTTGCTCGGAGTCGGCTATCGCACAGTTCGTGATAAAATCGATGGTGTTTCAGATTTCAAATTTGGCGAAACAGTGGCTATTAAAAAGGCATTCTTCCCGGAATATGAATTAGAATACCTATTTAGCGAACGTGTCGAAGACTAAATTTTTTTAACCTAAATATACGAAATTTCGTATAGATTAGAAAGGAGCAAAGATGAAAGAACCATACAAGTACCTTGAAATCTCTGGCGATATTGCTGGACGTATTGAACTGGAAACAGAAAAAGACCTACTTGTCCGTAGAGCGATGGTCATTGATGGACACATCGGTTTATGCGAACAAGCGGTCTACGTTGATAAGAAAGTGCTAGATAGCTACTGGGTCAAGATTGTAGAGTTATCTGCCATTCCTGAAACCATCAACAGCGTTGACAGCACTGATTTGGTTAGGAAATGGTTGAACATGTAGATTGACAGTATCATGTCCGTTGACATACTCAACGCATTTCACCAAGTAATGCTCAGATTTATGGTCTGCTGACTTAGCAATGACAGAACCGATAATAGGAATAGCAGGCAATGTCATTGGTGCAGGTTCAACATGACCATTAATCATAATGTGACAAGTAATCATAGTTATCCTCCTTTCCGACTATATTATAGCAGAAATGGAGGTTAGAAATAGAAAGGAGTACGGATGGAAATAACCTATAGACCAGTCGGAGCAAATGAAACGGCTGAGTGGGGAGACTATGACCACCTCATGCAAAGGTGGGAAGGTCTTAGGAAGTCTATGGCAAAGAACCTCATTCGAGAAATGAGGGACAACAAAGACTTTCGGGGATATGTTGTCAACCCGACGCATAAGTTAGTATTCATTAACTATGAGGGTTTTAAATCCTTCATAGAATGGAAAGCTAAGAACAGATTCAAATAACATTAACGTCCCTGGCCGCACTAGAGAGCTAGTGAGGAGATATAAGCAATACCTACCTGAAACTACAACGATTTGATATTCATAATTCTCTCCTTAAATATATATAAATCTAAAAAAATCCTCACTAGTTCTCTAGTGCGGTCGAGGAAAGAAAGGAATTAACATCATGAGAAACCTAAAAACAAATAAAGGCATGGTCAACTTTTTCAAAAACTTCGGGATCAAAAAAGCATTCTTAACTGACGACATCCGTTTTGACAGAAACGGTGCTCATCATGTCGGCGTGGATGTCATCATGAAAGACGGGACATGTTTTGGTGTGTTCAGCAACGGTGAAATTCTAAACTAAGGAGCAGATATGACTAATCAAGAACGCTATGAGGAAGATTTGAAAATCATTCCCGTAGGGTGGAAGCGAAGCCTACGTAATTGACGGTTTTAATGCCTACATTAGACGGCATAGCTACTTTGGACACCTATGCGGTTATGTTGAAGTGCCAGACGGCTTGGATATCGACATTAACGGAATCGACTGCCACGGAGGTGTTACATTCAACGACCACTGGGACGAGCTACCAACTGCCGGCCACTATATTGGGTTCGATTGTATGCACCTAGGAGACTGGGACCCTTTTAACGCCAAGCAAGGCATTGCCAGATATCATGACACTTACAAAGACAGCGAGTTTGTCTTGAACGAAATTAAAAACATTATCAAGCAACTAAAGGAGAAGCAAAAATGAAAAAACTTATCAACTGGATTTGGTCTAAAAAACAAGAAGAAGTAGAAGTCTATGAAGTCCGTCCACATCGAATGCTTGACGAAATGGTCCGAGAGTTCAACGCTGACCATGGATTGCCATTAGATCAATTAGTGGGGTGATAACTTGAAACATCTACTAAAATTCTTGTTCGGTAAAAAGAAACCAAAACAAAAAGAGTATTTCTTTGAAGTGGTGGAAACACCAGAAGAAAAAGTACAAAAATATCTTAAAAAATAACATTACTATCTTCAATCCGTAGCCATTCCTCGGTGTACGGAGTGCAACTCATACCTTTCCCCAAAAATATATAAAACTTTACCCACATTCACACTAAAAACAAAACCTTCTTAAAATTGAATATTTACGAAGTACATCGAGGGTTGGGTGCGGATTGAAGCACTAAAAAAAGCACAGGTAAGGGCCTGTGCAAGAAAAACATCTATACAAGGAGTATACCATGAAAACATTCAACACTCAAACAGTAGCTAAACCAGGATTCACAAAAAGCAAAGCGTTTGGCTTGTGCGGCACACTAGCTCTTGCTACAGCTCTATTGATTGGAGCTGGTCAAGTATCAGCGGACGAAACAACACAACCAGTAGCGGATACACAACCAGCGGTGTCTAATGTCTATACAGCGGACAACGCTGGCAATGTTACGGTGACACCAAGCGAGACAGTGGCAGAAACACCAAAAGTGTTGGCACCAGCACCAGTAGAATCTCAACCGATTGCAGAAGCACCAGCAACAACCACAGAAGCAGCTCAACCAGTAGCTGAAACACCGGCAGCACCTACAAGCGTGACTAAAGAGGGCGACACAATCAACGTTGAGAAACCTAACGTTGAGGTGACTTTCCCTAACGGAACTGGTAAATACTCACCTTTCGAAGTTGAATACAAGGATATCCACATTCCAGACGATATCCAAGTGAACGAAGGGGACAAGGTTACTTTTGACTTGCCCGAAGAAGTGAAATTCCAAACCTCTTACGAGTTTGATGTATACAATCCAGAGAAAGCAGTTGTTGGTAAAGCTACAGCAGATGCTATCGCTAACAAAGTAACTACTGTATTTAACGACTACTTCACAACTCACCCACTCAATAAGCAAATGAGCCTTAAATTGGACGCTCAATGGACGGACAAGGTTGAAAGCGGTAAACCAGTAAATGTTAACTTTAACGGCACAGTCGTATCTGCAACTATCGGCAAAGAACAAGTCATCGGTAAAGATGAGTTGCTTGCAAAATGGGGATCACAAGATAAAGATGATCCAACAGTGATTAACTGGACAGCTCGTGTGAACTACGCTAAGAGAGTGCTCAACTATGTGACTATCATTGATGAAATGTCAGATAATCAAAAGTTAGTTGATAACTATTTTGAAATTAAAAACATTGAAAGTGTTGATCCATGGATTGATAAAGGGTCAGCTATGGACTTAGTTAAGTCTATCAGTAAGTCGGATCGTGGCTTTACTATCAAGATGGATCGCTTGGATCACATGATCTACATCAACTATAAGACTAAGCTTGTTAATGCTGTTAAGAACTCAGTTAACCCAACTAACAAAATTGAGTTGAAAGCAGAAACAGATGGAGCTACTTCGTATAGTTATGTGCAACTTGTAGGAGGAAAGGGTGATGCCAGCGGCGAGAATAAGCCAGAACCAACATGGGAAATTCCACACGATGCACCTAAAGTTGACATCCCAGAATGGAACGGGGGAGTTACACCTCCAGATGCGCCTAAGTATGACAAGCCAGAATTCAATGGCGGTGTCGTACCGAATGAAGCGCCTATCTATGATAAGCCTGAATTGAATATCAATGATGTTCCGTTGTTACCGCCTGCACCAGTGGTTGATATTCCAGAATGGAAAGGTGGAACAGTACCGTTTGATGCACCAGTATTGGACAAGCCTGAATGGAGTGGTGGAGTAGTGCCAAACGATGCCCCTATCCTTGACTTGCCAGAGTTGCACATCCCAGAGGAACCAACTAAACCAACACCAGAGAAACCAGTAGAGCTTAAAAAGGTACCTAACAAGCCCGTAGACGCTCCAAAAGAAAAAGCGGCAGCGCAATCTACCACAGTATCTTACAACCTCGCACCAGCGAGCAAAGAGACACCAAAAACAACGGTTTACGGTGGTGCCTTGCCACATACTGGTGAAAAAGAAGGAATTGCTAGCACTTTAGGGTTGGTAGTAATTGCAGTAGGTATCACTGGACTTACTCTTGGATTTAAGAAACGTGACGAAAAAGAGGAGGGGTAAGTAAATGAGCATCGCGATAAATAAGCTTGAAATCGAAAATGTCAAACGAATCAAAGCAGTCAAGGTCGAGCCATCACCTACCGGCTTAACGGTAATTGGTGGAAACAACAATCAAGGCAAAACTAGCGTGCTAGACTCTATCGCTTGGGCGTTAGGCGGGAATCGATTTAAACCTAGCAAGGCAGCTCGTGAAGGTTCTGTCGTTCCGCCTTCTCTCAAAATTACCATGTCAAATGGTTTGATTGTTGAGAGAAAAGGAAAAAACAGCTCTCTGAAAGTAATTGATCCGAATGGCAATAAAGGCGGCCAACAACTTCTCGATAGTTTCGTTGAGGAATTGGCCATCAACCTCCCGAAATTTATGGACAGCACTGCTAAAGAAAAAGCTGACATCCTTTTGCAGATCATCGGGGTTGGCCCTCAATTAGCCGAATTAGAAATCAAAGAGAAGCAGTTATATGATCAGCGCCATGCTATCGGTGTAATTGCTGACCAGAAGGAAAAGTTCGCAAAAGAACAGACCTATTATCCAGACGCACCAAAAGAGTTGATTTCCATTGCAGACCTGATTGCAGAACAGCAAGAGGTTCTAGCAAAAAACGGAGAGAATGCTCGCAAACGTCAAAACGCTCAGCAGATTAAAACTGCCTATGAAGGCAAACTTGCTGAAGTTAACCGTTTGTCAGAACAATTGAAGGCAGCTCAAGCAGAATTAGAAACTCTTGAAAACGACCTTCAAATTGCTACTGACTTAACAATTGACCTTATCGATGAATCTACAGAAGAAATCGAAAGCAATATCGCCAACATCGAACAAATAAACCTCAAGGTTCGAGCGAATCTTGATAAAGAAAAAGCTGAAGAAGAAGCTAGAGTCCAACGTGAAGAATACAACAGATTATCTAGCGAAATCGAAGCTGTTCGAAAAGACAAGCGTGACCTGTTAACCAATGCCGACCTGCCACTCGAAGGACTATCTGTCAACGATGGGAAACTTCTCTATCTCGGCCAAGAGTGGGATAACATGTCAGGTTCTCAACAGCTCATGGTAGCGACCGCAATCGTCCGAAAACTAAAACCGGATTGTGGCTTTGTTTTAATCGACAAACTCGAACAAATGGACCAAATCACATTGGACCAATTTGGAAAATGGCTTGAGGATGAAGGTCTCCAAGCAATTGCAACAAGAGTGTCGACTGGTGATGAATGCTCAATTATCATCGAAGACGGCTATAGTCTCGATAATAAGACACATCAGCCAACAGTTGAAGCTCAATCTGAACCATCAATAACGCCAACATGGCAAGGAGGATTTTAATGCAAATCACAAGAGGTATTAAAGCCAGAGCTCAGAAGGTTGTTATCTACGGCCCTGAGGGCATCGGAAAGTCTAGCTTTGCAGCGCAATTTCCCGACCCTGTCTTCATCGACACGGAAGGGTCGACAGACAATATGGATGTTGCACGGTTGGATAAGCCGTCCAGCTGGACAATGTTGCTAAATGAGATTGCTTTTATCAAAGCCAATCCGACATCGTGCAAGACTCTGGTAGTCGATACAATCGATTGGGCTGAGTCGTTAGCGGTTGAATCCGTTTGTGCTCAGCACGGAAAGAAGGGAATCGAAGATTTTGGATGGGGGAATGGTTATACCTACGTCCGTGAAGAAATTGGTCGCTTCCTAAATAGTCTAAGTGAATTGATTGATCTAGGAATTAATGTTGTTCTCACTGCACACGCTCAGATTAAGACCTTCACTCAACCTGACGAAATGGGAAGCTATGACCGTTACGAGCTCAAGCTTGGAAAGAAAACAAGCTCACAGACAGCACCGTTGGTCAAAGAGTGGGCTGACATGGTCCTATTCTGTAACTACGAAACAATCGTAATGACTGATGAAAAATCCAAGAAGTCGAAAGCGCAAGGTGGACAACGTGTTATGTATACACAACACCATCCGGCATGGGATGCCAAGAATCGTCACAATCTACCCAACAAACTGCCGTTAGACTACGCTGGAATTGCTCATATTTTCAATAACGTTCAAGCTGCACAGCGGCCAGCAAAGGCACAAACTCCGCCGCCTGCACCTAAGGAACCAACTTCAGTGCCAGCGGAAGAGGCACCTATTCAAACTCAAACACCATCTCCAACCCAACAAGAGCCAGTCAACCCTGCACCAGTGGAACGTGGAGCTTATCAAGAGCCTGCTCCGTTCATCGAGCCTGCTCTCCGTGACCTAATGATTGCTAACCAGGTCACTGAACAAGAACTTCAACAGGCTGTGGCCTCTAAAGGCTACTACCCTATTGAAACACCTATCTCAATGTACGACAAATCATTCATCGACGGGGCTCTAGTAGCTACTTGGGATCGTGTCTTTGAAATGGTAAAAGAAATCCGTGGATCAGAATTTTAGGAGGAATATAAACAATGACTACACTTAACAATAACTTTCAACGTGAATTTGGCTGGGACGACACTATCCAAGAAGATGCTAAGGAGTTTATCACACTAACTCCCGGCGATTATGTCTTCACTGTAACAAACTTTGAGCGCGGGCGCCACGCTCCAAATCCGCAGAATCCAGGGAAACTACCAGCATGTAACAAAGCGATCATCACAATACAAGTCGAGACTGAAGAAGGTCTTGCAACAATGACACACAATCTTTTCTTGCACTCATCAACTGAAGGGATGCTCTCAGCATTCTTCGGTGCCATTGGCCAAAAGAAACATGGCGAACCTCTTCAAATGAACTGGAATACAGTTGTAGGATCAACCGGTGTTTGCCGTGTAGGGAATCGGACCTATAAGGATAATGTTTACAATGACGTCAAACAAATGATTTATGCTGATAGTGTGGATTGGACTAAGGTATTGAACGCTAATGTTGCTCAAGGAGGCGGACAACAAGCTCCTCAACAGCAAGCGCCTAACTACCAAGCGGCACCTCAACAAGCACCTAACGGTGGTGGATTCGGAGGATTCTAATGCAACTTAGACCTTACCAAGAAGAGGCAAGGGCTAAAGTACAGCAAGAGTGGAAGGAGGGCAGGAAGCGCACGCTACTTGTCCTACCCACTGGCTGTGGCAAGACCATCGTCTTTTCAAAAATTATAGAAGACCGTGTCAAGATGGGAGAACGTGTCCTTGTTCTCGCTCATCGTTCAGAACTTTTGGAACAAGCTAGTGATAAATTAATGACGGCTACAGGGCTAGGAACGGCGCTGGAGAAAGCTGAAAATACTTCAATTGGCTCATGGTTTCGTGTTGTCGTTGCTTCAGTACAGACCATGCAGCGTGAGAAACGACTTAGTCAGTTCCCACCTAATCACTTCGACACTATTGTCATCGACGAAGCTCACCACGCTATATCAGACGGCTATCAGCGTGTATTAGAACACTTTGGAGAAGCTAACGTCTTAGGTGTCACAGCCACACCAGACCGTGGCGATATGCGAAATCTAGGCAGTTATTTCGATAGTTTAGCTTATGAGTATCCATTAGTTGATGCGATTAAATCAGGGTACTTATCAAAAATCACAGCTATTACTATTCCACTTGAGTTAGACATATCAACGGTCAGCCAACAAGCAGGAGATTTTAAGGTAAGTGAGATTGGAACAGCCTTAGACCCTTATCTCGAACAAATTGCAGACGAGATGGTTAAGCAGTGCAAAAACAGGAAAACGGTCGTATTCCTGCCTCTAGTGAAAACATCTCAGAAATTCCGTGATATTCTTAACGCCAAAGGATTTAAGGCCGCTGAGGTTAATGGAGAGTCCAAAGACCGTGCTGAAATCCTAGAAGATTTCGACAAGGATAAATACAATGTTCTGTGTAACTCAATGCTATTAACTGAAGGGTGGGATTGCCCAACAGTAGACTGCGTGGTTGTGTTGAGGCCAACAAAAGTCCGTGCTTTGTATAGCCAAATGGTGGGGCGTGGTACACGCCTTGCACCAGGGAAGGAAAATCTATTACTACTCGATTTCTTATGGCACACTGAACGTCACGAACTTTGTAGACCAGCACACTTAATCGCTAGCAGTCCAGAGGTCGCTAAAAAGATGACTGAAAACATGGCTGAAGATACTGAGGTTGAATTCAGTCTATTGGAAGCCGAAGAACAAGCTGGAAAAGATGTTGTAACTGAGAGAGAAGAAGCTCTCGCTAAACAACTCGCAGAACAGCGTAAGAAAAAACGCAAACTTGTTGATCCGTTACAATTCGAAATGTCAATTCAAGCTGAAGACTTAGCGGACTATGTCCCATCATTTGGTTGGGAAATGGCTCCACCTTCAGAAAAACAGCTTAAAGCGCTTGAAAAATTCGGAATCTATACCGAAGAAATCGGCAACGCTGGTAAAGCTGGTAAACTACTAGACCGCTTAAACAAACGCAAAGACAGTGGGTTGACCACACCTAAACAGATACGATTGCTCGAAGGTCGTGGCTTCCGAAATGTCGGAATGTGGAAATTTGAAGATGCTAGCAATCTGATTAACCGAATTGCTGCGAGTGGCTGGAGAATGCCAAAAGGAATCATTCCAGCTACATACCAGCCAGAATAAAAGGAGATTAAATGTCAGAAGGTACTTTTGATTTAATCCCACTCTTAGATTATATTGATCCTTCTACATTGTCTTATCAAGAGTGGGTAAACGTAGGAATGGCCCTAAAACAAGAGGGCTACACGGCGATGGATTGGGACACTTGGTCTCAATCAGATAGCCGTTATAAAAAAGGTGAGTGTTTCAGTAAATGGGATACCTTCCAATACGATGGAGGGGGTGCTGTTACTGGCGCAACTATCACGCAAATGGCCAAAGATAATGGCTGGGAACCAATGAATAAGTCGGGTAAAAGCTATGAGCTCGACTGGGATTCTACAATCGACCGCGATTATCAAATCGTAGATAAGAATTGGGTTGAATCGAAGGAAATCCGAGAGCCAATCAATTGGCATCCAGTCCAAGATCTTGTCAAATACATCGAAACGTTGTTTGAAATGACTGACCTTGTTGGTTATGTCACATCAACTTATCCGATTGAAACAGAGAACGGACCAATCTATAAGCCAACTCAAGGCAATTACGACAGGACTGCCGGAGAGCTTATCAAAGAACTTCAGAGTAATGGCGATGATATTGGTGCAGTCTTCGGGGACTACAAGGAAGAAGCTGGTGCCTGGATTCGTTTCAACCCATTGGATGGTAAGGGTGTCAAGAACGATAACGTCACTGATTTCAGATACGCTCTAGTAGAATCAGACAGCATGGAGCTCGGGAAACAATACGCTCTATTTAAAGAGTTAGAGCTTCCTATTGCTACACTAGTACACTCTGGACACAAGTCACTTCACGCAGTAGTACGAGTGGACGCTAGAGACTACCAAGAATATCGGAAGCGTGTCGATTACATTTATCAGATTTGTAAGAAAAATGGACTTGATATCGATACCCAAAACCGAAATCCGAGCCGACTGTCTCGGATGCCTGGAGTAATCCGAAATGGGCATAAGCAGTTCTTGATTGACACAAATCTTGGGAAAGCTAACTACGAAGAGTGGTATCAATGGGTGGAAGATTTAAACGACGACCTTCCTGATCCTGAAACGCTAGCAGACGAATGGGACCACCTTCCAGATTTAGCCCCAGAGCTTATCCACGGTGTGTTGCGACAAGGCCACAAGATGCTAATCGCAGGTCCATCGAAAGCTGGTAAGTCGTTTGCTCTCATTGAGTTATCAATAGCTCTGGCAGAAGGCAGAGAGTGGTTGGGTTGGCAGTGTGAGCAAGGAAAAGTCCTCTATGTCAATCTTGAATTAGATAGACCATCAGCCTTGCACCGCTTCAAAGATGTTTATACTGCTATGGGGATTGAGCCTAAATGTGTAGCAAACATCGATGTCTGGAACCTTCGTGGGAAAACTGTACCGATGGATAAGTTGGCACCAAAACTTATCCGACGCTCGCTCAAAAAGAATTACCAGGCGGTTATCATTGACCCTATCTACAAGGTTCTGACGGGTGACGAGAACTCAGCAGACCAAATGGCACACTTTACTAATCAATTCGATAAGGTAGCTACTGAGCTAGGGTGTGCTGTAATCTACTGTCACCACCACTCGAAAGGGAGTCAAGGTGGTAAGAAATCAATGGACCGAGCTAGTGGCTCAGGAGTGTTCGCTCGTGACCCTGATGCTCTGGTTGACTTGGTCGAGCTAGATCTTAACGAAGATATTATCAATGCAAGAATAGAAAAAGCGACAGCTAAAATCTATCAACGAGCCTTGCAAGAACAAGCAAATGATTACTACCAACACTATGTCAGTCTCGATGACCTGGAAAGTCGATATCAAATGCAGCAACATTTTGATAAAGGTATTCCAGATATTATGAAACGAGAGCCTTATCTAAAAGAGGTGAAAGACACCGTGCGTAGTATTGAGATTGCTAGCGCTTGGCGAGTTGAAGGAACGCTTCGTGAATTCGCTAAATTCCCACCTAGAAATATGTGGTTTAGCTATCCAGTCCATGAAGTGGATACTACTGGTGTGTTGGCTGATATTCAATTGGAAGATGCGGCACCAGGTTGGAAAAAGAACCTAAAAAAAGGTCCAGAATCGAAGAAGAAGACAACGGAAAAAAATAAAGAAAAACTGGTTAACGCCATCCAAGTATTAGACGATGGAATGGAACCAGTCACGATTGATGATATTGTGGAATATTTTTCAACAGAAGATAAACCTATTAGCGAAAAAACTATCAGAAGATGGATCAAAAACTCAGAAATTTTCGAGGTGAAAAACGGAAAAATTCACCAAAAAAATACCTGAAAATTCAAAAAGGGACAGGGACAAATTGGGGACAAATTGGAGGGACAAACTGGAAGAAAAAACCCATTTTGTCCGTCTCAAAAAAGGGACAAATTGGAAAATGTCCGAATGTCCCTAAAACCTAATAGGGACAAGGGACAAAATGGAAAATGTCCTTAAGAAATCGCTCAACCATGCGGGTTTGGAGCGATAGGGACAAAATGGAAAAAATAGGGACAAAATCAGGGACAGAATATCTCCCTCTGTGAGGAGAGATATTTAGGAAAATGTCCCTGAGGTCCAAGGGGAACAGGTACAGGAACATGGGGGTCCCAAGACTCCCCCATGTAACCCTGTAACCCTGTCCCCTAACTTGGACTTAGCGCGTGAGCGTGGTAAGTAAAAAAAAGAAAGTGCAAAAGTAAAAAGGTAAAAAATTATGGCACGAAAGAAAAAAAGATATTCGGTAAAGTTGGATATTGGTAAACAAATGCCTCCACTTTATCACACGTTACCTGGTCAAGATTTTTGGTATTCAGATTCAGAGGTTTTGAAATGGATCGCGAATCAACCGATTCTTTTGAATTGGGTAAAAGACCAACTTAAAACAGCGGGATATATTACCTATGACGCTACGACTGGAAAATGGACCGGGGTCGATTATAAAAACGAGGTAGTGGAAAAATGATTGAGTTTTTCTTGCCGATGAAAAAAATTCCAACTACGACACACCAACAGAAAAAAGTCGCTGTGGTGAATGGTAAGCCGAAATTCTATGAACCTCAAAAGTTAAAAGAAGCTAGAAGCTTATTTTCAACCCTGCTTGCTCCGTATACCCCAAACGAAAAAATTAAAGGGCCTATACGACTGACAGTGAAATGGCTATTTCCTAAAATCAAAAAAGCGACTCATGGCCAGTACAAGACCACTAAACCAGATACAGACAATCTGCAAAAACTTCTGAAGGATTGCATGACTGATCTTGAATATTGGGAAGACGACGCTCAAGTCGCCAGCGAGATTACCGAGAAGTTTTGGTCAGACACTGTTGGAATATATGTCAAGGTGGAAGAACTATGAATTATATCAATTTCTTCGAGACTGAAGTTCCGAATTGGATGAGAGAGAACAACCAAATGATGCAGCAGGTCGGTTTTAATACCCCCGCATACTGGAATTGGGTAGTGGTATCTATCAACAAGATCTGTGAAAAATACAATAACGATACTTTGGTCAAAAATCAATTTCATATCATCTGGGATTTCCTGGATGAGAAGGCTAGGGAGGTCTCAGGGGACAACTAATGGTAAAACGATGGACTGATCGCATGGCTGGTGTTAAATATGCACCAAGACCATACGAGCAACCGGCAACAGTGTTAGAACGTGTGGAAGTTTTTAGCCACTGGTTTTATACGACGCACCAAAAGAAAGGTGCAGTAGCTACCCAACTAGGTATTGGGAATAAGAAACTCAACCGCATACTACTATTGGAACAGTTGCCGGATGATGAATTGTTGGAAGGAATGATGGAGCTGTGCAAGTGAAAGAGTATGCACTCTACAAGGGTGAAGAATTGCTAGCAATGGGAACTAAGCGTGAAATCGCTGAACAATTGGGTGTGTCAGCTAGCACAATCGGTTACTACGGGACGCCAGTGTATGCCCGTAGAACAACGGAAAGAGGAAGGAGATTAGTCGAGCTATGAAATATAAAGTAATCGTATATTACGACAATATGCCAGACAGTGAGCATATTTTTAGCAACAAGAACGACGCTATCAACGAATTGCACCGCTTGCGAGGTGTTAAATATCGAAATGCACGAAAATATAAGGTAGAGATGGTGGAATGTGATGGATAGACAAGAAGCAATACAAACGCTATCGAAGGTAGGGAAGATTTCTGTATCGTACGCAGAAGACCTATATGACTCATTTGTACCTAAACCGGTAATCCCGTACTATATAGCGGATTATATCGAGGAAGTTAAAAAGCAAGGGGATTACACTGTTGTCGGAGCTGTAAACGAAGCACCAGACGGACGAGTTGGTGATTGGTTGATTTTAGAAAGAGTGAACACCTTTGCTCAAGCGTGGGTTAACGGGTATAAAGTCGAGGGCGAACCTAAATATACAGTTGAGTTTAAAGGGATTGACGACAATTACAAGTTTTTGAACTATGGTACATCTTTTAAAGACTGGACTTTTGATGATGGTAAAGGCGCGAAGGGGGTAAGAGTAGCCCACACCCGCAAAGAGCTAGAAGAAGCCGACTTCGGCTGGGTGTTTGACTGCCCAGGCGTGGAAGTGAAAGAGGTGGAGTGATGGACAAACCTAAAGTTGGTTCGTATTGGACACACAACAAGACTGGAAGAAATTACAAAATCCTCTGTGTCGGCTTGTGGGAAGAAACATTAGAAGAATGCGTTGTTTATGTTTCGGAAAACGGCGAAAAATGTTGGATCAGACCTCTTGAAATCTTCATGGACGGGAGATTCGTTGAGCGACCTTATAATTAATCGGAGGTGACGGATGAATAAAAAAGTGCAGGCTACAATTTCAAATGACCTATTTGGACAAATCCTAGCTTTAAAAGAATATGGTAATTACAAAAGTCTGTCAGCCGTTGTGGAAGAATCACTTGAAAAGACTATAAGTGAATATAGTAAACTTCAAAGTTTTAGAGATTATTTAGACATGGAGATGCACAATGAATAATCTTAGGAATCTGCGAGAGCAGAAAAATCTAACCCTCGTCGAGGTAGCCGAAAAAATAGGAGTGTCAAAACTGACGGTTTTAAAATGGGAACACGGAACCAGTCAAATCAGCATAGGCAAAGCCAAACGGTTAGCTGAGTATTTCGGTGTTAGCGTTGGTTATCTGCTAGGACTTGATACACCGGCAAAGGACGGCATTGCTAAGCTTATTGACAAGGTCAACCATTGGGCAGACGAACGCAGCTTAAAACAAGCTGACCCAAAGATTCAGTGGATGCGTGTGACTGAGGAAGTCGGAGAAATTCGGGATGTCCTCTTGAAACCGACAAAATTCACGGAACCGCAAGCGGCATTGAAAGATGCCATTGGTGACACGTTGGTCACAATCATCGTACTAGCACATCAACTAGACCTTGATGTGACTGAATGTCTCGGTATTGCGTATGAGGAAATTAAGAATCGGAAAGGAAAAATGATTAATGGGACGTTTGTTAAAGAAGACGATTTATAACGACCTAGCAATTGCTACGGTGCTGCTCATGGTCTCACTGGCAATCAACGTGATTACGGTCATGCGAGTGGTCAACAGACCTATCGAAACTGTGGTTATCCATAAGGCAGACAACGCCGTCGAATTGCACGGCAAGGTAACTGGAAAATCTATGGTCGGAAAGCTCTACACGCTCGATTGCGGAGCTTACGGCAAATTCCTTGTCAGTAAGGAGCAATACGACCAAGTGAATGTCGGGGATGATATCCCTAGCTATCTAAGGGGTCGGGGCTCATGAGCAAAAACTACAAATATTCAGGACTAACACCAGAATTATATCAGCGGTTGGTCGATGAACATGCAGCGCTAAGAAAAACACACAAAAAAGGCTCTTATAAGCAGTTCTTCCAAGATGTGAAACAGTGCACAGAGCTACAAGCTCGCATTATTTATCAAGCGTTTAACAGTGCAGTCGTTGAACGTGAGAGGATATCGCCAGCGACAGTCGACAGGTTGGAAGGCATTATTTCTGATGAATTATTCGACGACCTTCAAGACTATCTGTCTATACATTACACAAGAGGTAAAAACACGCGCCCAGTTTTGGATAAAGCCAACGCAGGACTGCCAGAAGAACTTTTCAAGCAGTTTCAAGAGGAAGTGGAAGGGCTACGAGCGAATTATAAGAATAGCCTAGCTAAGCACATCATGGAAGTTAAAAACTGCGATAAGAAAGAGGCTAACAGAATCAAAGACTCAATCAATCGATGCTATGTCGAGTGTATCGTTCTAACACCACTCAAGGTCATTCAAATGGAAGGGCTATTTTCCAGAGACTTATTCAGCAAGATTGCCAAGTATGTCTTAAATAATTACGAATGGCCTGAAAAACTAGACGATGAAGTTGACCGCATTGTTCTCGAATATCGTACTAAAGGCGAATTAGGTCGTAAGAAACCCAGCGTTAAACGTGCCTTGTATACGGCATTGGCAATGGGTTTGTAGCCAGAATGGTATAGACGGTTCGATTCCGTCACTGGCTGTTAGTCTGTCAAATACACTAAATTCAGTGGCTTGGACACTTTTTTGACACCGTCGAGCTGACAGACCTCGACACGAAAATCCAGTAAATAATAAGTTATAGAATCGAGGAATCCTTTTTATTTCTTTCCCCTAGCTTTGCATTACTGGTGGCATGGCTAAATTTAATGCATGGGAGGTGGTAGCCTAATCCTTCTTTATTCTTGTATAAAAAAAGACCCAGACTAATGCCCAGGACTTCTACAAAATTCTTAATACTATTATAACATGAAAGGCCTCTTGCATGGAAACTAAAAAATACAGTAGACGGCTAAATGTAGATTTCAAGGAGTATATCAATATTCTAACGCTATACTTCAACCGAGGGATTAATGGGAACACACTGCTCAATGAGAAAATTAAGAAACGTGAGCAAGAGCTGGAAAATCCAGACAAAGAAAATAGCGAAGTTATCGTACTTCGAAAGGAAACTGATAGCGAACTGATGAAATACCGTCATTGGTTAAAATGCACTGAAGAATATATCAGCACTTCTGATGAAATCGTACTCAAGATCATCAAGGAAGTCTATGTATTTAGACATGCAAATATTCAAGCGATGGCACTAGAGTATTACATCAGCGAACGAAATGCCTATCGATTGGTCAATCTATGGTTTGAGGGTTATCGGGATTATCTTTGGAAGTGTGCATTGGCAAAAAAATAGGCAGAAAATATGCGATAATATAAGCTAGCAAGCAAATGGACTTAGGTCTGTTTGCTTTTTTCGTGCATAGAAAGGAGGATTAATGAACGAAAGACAGAAGAAATTTGCAGACGAATATATTATTTCTGGTGTGGCTTATAATGCAGCATTGAAAGCTGGATATTCAGAGAAATACGCTAAAGCAAGAAGTCATCTCTTGTTGGAAAATGTCGGAATCAAGACTTATATCGACGAACGCTTGAAAGAGCTTGAGAAAGAGAAGATAGCGAAACAAGACGAAGTCATGCAAGTCTTCACTTCGATTTTGCGGCAGGAACTTATGGAAGAAGTTATCGAGTTAAATGCTATGACTGGTCAGTTTGTTAAAACGAAGAAGCCTCCGTCCATTGCTGAAGTCATCAAAGCTGGTAGCGAACTTATGAAACGCTATCCGACCACTAAACAAGCTGAGAAGTTGGAGCTTGAAATTAAGAAACTTAAGGAACAGTTAGACAGTGGTATCGAAGGAACGATGAACGTTAACATCATCAATACTTGGGAGGATATCCCTAATGACGACGATTAACATTCAGAAGAACGTCAACCATAACTTTAAAGTCGTTTGGCAATCTCAGAAACCTTACAACGTGCTAAAAGGCGGGCGTAACTCTTTCAAATCCTCAGTTATCGTGCTGAAACTTGTCTATATGATGATTAAGTACATCATGATGGGTGAAAAAGCTAACGTGGTAGTTATTCGTAAGGTAGCTAATACAATCCGTGACAGTGTGTTTAACAAGGTTCAATGGGCTATCAGTCTATTTGGTCTGGACAATCATTTCAGGGCCACTGTAAGCCCGTTTAAGATAGTCCACAAGCGTACAGGCTCTACTTTCTATTTCTACGGTCAAGACGACTTCCAGAAACTGAAATCAAATGACATTGGTAACATTATCGCCGTCTGGTACGAGGAAGCGGCTGAATTTAACAGTGCTGAAGACTTCGACCAGTCTAATGTCACTTTCATGCGGCAAAAGCATGAGAAAGCCCCGTTTGTTCAGTTCTTTTGGTCGTACAATCCACCTCGCAACCCGTATAGCTGGATAAATGAATGGTTTGAAGATATCAAGACTAATGACAACTATCTGGCACACTCAAGTACATACCTTGATGATGAGTTAGGGTTTGTGACTGAGCAAATGTTAGAGGATATCGAACGCATTAAACAGAACGATTACGACTATTATCGTTATCTGTATCTGGGTGAAGCGGTGGGACTCGGTAACCAGGTTTATAACATGAGTACATTCCACGCTATCAACAGCTTGCCAACGGATGATAGACTTATCGGGATATCATTCGCAATGGATACCGGACACCAACAATCAGCCACTGCTTGCGGCGCTTATGGCTTGACTGCAAAAGGCAATGTCATTCTGTTAGATACATTCTATTACAGCCCAGCCGGTCAGGTTATCAAGAAAGCACCGAGTGAATTAACGGTTATGATCAGCAACTTCATCGACAAGGTACTCAAACAGTACCGAGTGCCCAAACTACGCATGACTATCGATAGTGCTGAGGGTGCTCTTCGTAATCAATACTTCAAGGACTTTGGTGAGAGATGGCATCCAGTCGCTAAGAAGAAGAACCAGACCATGATTGACATGGTTATCAGTCTGTTAGCAGAAGGGCGTTTCTATTATCTTGATATACCAAGTAATAAGATATTTTACGAGGAACACAAGATGTATCGCTACGACGAAAAGACGATACATACAGACGATCCTAAGGTAATTAAAGAGGATGACCACACAGTCGATGAGTTTAAATATTTCGTATTAGATAATGCAAGAGACTTAGGTCTCAAAGCATAGGAGAAGGAAGAATGGGAATTATACAGACCATTAAGGATTTTTTTAAAAGGAGTAATTATGTTATGACTAACCAAAGTCTAAACAGTATCACCGACCACCCTAAGATTGCGATTTCACCAGAAGAATACAGCCGTATCATGGATAATCTACGCTATTTTGCAGGTAGTTTTGACCGTGTCAGCTATCGTGATAGCAATGGAACACAGTTAAAACGTGACTTCAATCACTTGCCTATTGGACGCACCGCATCGAAGAAAGTTGCTAGTCTCGTATTCAATGAGCAAGCTAAGATTCAAGTGGATAATGAAACCGCTGATACGTTCATCAACGAGACACTGAAGACTGACCGATTCGCAAAGAACTTCGAACGCTACTTAGAGAGCTGTCTGGCACTCGGTGGCCTTGCAATGCGTCCTTACGTTGATGAAGACCGTATCAGAGTGTCATTCGTACAAGCACCAGTTTTCTTGCCACTGCAATCAAACACTCAAGATGTATCAAGCGCTGCCATTGTGACTAAAACACTCAAGACAGAAGGGCAGAAGACTAAATACTATAGTCTAATTGAATTTCATGAGTGGACCAAGGATAGCTACACAATCACTAACGAGCTATACGAATCTGAGTCTAAAACTCGTATCGGTCAACGTGTACCTCTATCAATGCTTTATGAGGATTTAGAGGAAACTGTTACGCTAAATGGACTTACAAGACCGTTGTTTACATACTTGAAGCCCCCAGGGATGAATAACAAGGACATTAACAGTCCTTTGGGCTTGTCTATCTTCGACAATGCAAAAACCACAATGGACTTCATCAATACCACTTATGATGAGTTTATGTGGGAAGTAAAGATGGGCCAACGTCGAGTGGCAGTGCCTACTCAAATGATTAAGACTGAGTACGACACGAACGGCGAGAAGGTAACAGTCAAACGTGAGTTTGAGACTGGTCATAATGTCTATGAACAATTTGACAGTGGTGACATGGATAAGGGTATCGGTATCACTGACCTTACAACGGACATTCGCTCGGACGATTACATCAAGGCTATTAACAAAGGATTGAGCTTGTTTGAAATGCAGTTAGGTGTGTCCGCTGGTATGTTTAGTTTTGACGGTAAGTCTATGAAGACTGCTACCGAGGTGGTGTCAGAGCAATCAGACACATATCAAATGCGTAATTCTATTGCTACTCTAGTAGAGCAGTCTTTGAAAGAGCTTGTAATCTCAATCCTAGAGCTTGCCAAGGTCTACAATCTATACACTGGTGAGATTCCGACAATGGATGAAATCAGTGTGGATTTGGATGACGGTGTCTTCACTGATCGTAATGCTGAGTTTGATTACTGGTCTAAGATGGTAGCGTCTGGATTTGCTCCGAAAGTGATGGCAATTGAGAAAACCCTTAATGTCACCGAAGAACAGGCTCAAGAGATTTACCAAGCCATCAATAACGAGACTATGGTAAGTGCTGATAGTTTTAGGACGGACGAAGAGGTTGATATCTACGGGGAGTGATAGGCTATGGCTAAGAAGAAGCGTATCAAATTAAACGACCAACAGTTGATGCTGATGGCTGACAACGTTTCGGACATCTACCGTCAATTATGTAATGACCTATTCGATAATGTGGTTGAGAGATTGCATGACCGTGGGACTTATTACCTTGACCAACAGCCTTATCTTTGGCAACTAGAAAAAATGGCTGATGTTGGGATGTTGAACGACCACAATATCAAACTCATTGCTGAATATTCTGGAATTGCTGAAAAACAAATCAGATACATCATTGAAAACGAGGGTTATCAAGTCTACAAAGACACTCATGCTCAGTTAAAATCGAACACTTACGATTATCAAGTCATGAAAGACCTTATCAGCTACTCTAATCAAGCAGTTAATGATGTCCATAATCTTATCAATACGACCTTGCCAAAGAGTGTGCAAGCTACTTACAAGGACATTATCGAGACTACGGTAGCAAAGGTAATCACTGGTATGGCTACACCTCAGAAAGCCCTTGACGAAACGATAATGAAGTTTCAAGAACGAGGATTCTATGGCTATACTGACAGAGCTGGACGAAGACAGAGAGCTGATGCTTACGCTAGAACGGTTATTAAAACGACTGCTAGACGTACATTCAATGAAATGCGAATGAGACCAGCTCAAGAGCTTGGTATTGATACGTTCTATTACTCAATCAAGGCAGCAGCTAGAGAAATGTGTGCACCTCTTCAAAATCAGATTGTCACTACTGGTCGAGCTAGGACGGAAGAAGGTGTTAAAATATTCGCTCTTGATGATTATGGCTACGGCAAGCCCGGAGGGTGTCAAGGCATAAACTGTGGACATACCATGACACCATTCATTCCCGGTGTCAACTACATGCCAGACATTGATGATGATTTGAAAGGTCTGACTGAAGAACAAGCTATCGAGAACGCTAATGCTCAAAGCAAACAACGAGCGATGGAAAGAGCTATCAGAGTGTCTAAAGAGCGTCTACACGTTGCCGAAACGATGCACAATGAGGAATTGACCGCAAAATACAAAACAAGGCTTACAGAGCAAAAGAGAGCCTTAAAATCGTATGTCGATAAATACCCATTCTTGTATCGAGATAGAGAACGAGAGAAATACCACGACGACCCACTAGCTAAGACTCGTGAAGCTGTTAGGCAACGGGATATATTGGCAAAAAAACACGCTTAAAAGATGTAAACTAGTATTATTAACAATACTACGTATAGACATGGATTATAGAAAGCTGGTGATCCAAATCTTGACTCGTAGGAACAGACTACTTAATAAAACCGTATCGAATTGATGCGGTTTTTCTATTGACCTGTCGAATGTCGTAAAACTAGGCGAATTCAGTCCCTTGGACGTAAAACAAAGGAGTTTTAAGCATGAGTTTAAAACGTGAAATGTTGGTTGAAGCTGGTATTACAGATAAAGCAGTTATTGATTCCTTAATGAATGCGTACGGTTCTGGGATTGAGAATGCTAAAGCACAAGCTAAGTCTGAATTACAAGCTGAAAACGACAGCCTTAAACAACAACTCGAGCAACAAAGCCAAGCACTCAACGACTTGAAAGCTAAAGAGGGAGCGAGTGAGGAACTCAAACAACAATTGACGGACTTACAAGCTAAATTCGACACTTACAAGTCAGAGAATGAAGCTAACCTTGCCCAAGTTACCAAATCCAACGCTATTCGTCTAGCTTTGAAGGATGTGGACGCTCACAATTCGGATGACCTTGCTAAGTTTATCAATTTTGATGAAATTGAACTTGATGAAGCTGGTAAACCTAAACTAGACAAGGTTATTAAAGGATTGAAAGAAACAAGCCCATATCTTTTCAAGCAAGAAGAACAAGCGGCACAACCTAAAATCTTTGCCGGTGGGAATCCGTCTGCTAGCCAGAATGGGCTTACTAAAGAAGATTTTAAACGTATGGGTATCAATGAGCGTCAAGAACTTTTTGATAAAGACCCAGAACTATACCAACAATTGAAAGGATGAATAATCTATGGTTCTAGGAACTACTACGACTGCACAAGTCATCAATCCACAGGTAATGGCTGACATGGTATCAGCTAAATTGCCTAAACTAATCAAATTTACACCACTCGCCGTGGTAGAAACAACTCTTGTAGGACGTCCGGGGGATGAGCTTACAGTGCCACAATGGACATATTCTGGTGATGCCACTGAAATCACTGAAGGTCAAGCTATCCCAATTGACCAATTGGGGACTAAAGAAACAAAAATGAAGATCAAACAAGCTGGCAAGGCTATTGAAATCACTGACAAAGCTGCTTTGGTCGGACATGGCAATGTCTACGGTGAAGCTACTAACCAGATTGCTTTGGCTATCGCTAATAAAGTCGACAACGACATCGTTGAAGTTGCTAAAACAGCAACACAAAACATTACTGAAGCCCCTGTTTCAGTAGCGAACATCGACAAAGCCTTGGAAATCTTCGCAGACGAAGAAGACGCTCGCTATGTTGCCCTTATCAATCCAAAGGATGCTATTAAATTGCGTGCTGATGCCGGTCAAAACTGGCTCAAAGGCTCAGAAGTTGGTGCTGATGTAGTCGTATCTGGTACATTCGGTGAAGTAGCTGGCGTGCAAATCGTCCGTACTAAGAAAGTTGAAGAAGGCAAAGGGTTCCTTGTTAAAGTCTCTTCACTTCAAACTGATACAGACGACGATGCTAAATACGGAGCATTCGTTATCAACTTGAAACGTGATGTCATGATTGAAAACGACCGTGACATTTTGAAGAAAACCACTGTTTATTCTGGTGATGAATACTACGGTGTTTATCTCTACGATGACTCTAAGGTGGTTAAGTTCGGAGGTGCCTAATGGGTATGTTAATGCGTCGTCATTTGAACGACACTGAACCCACTCCCACTACTGAAACAGTAGAACAAGTGGCTGAAACACTAGAAGACAAGACTGTTGCTGATTTGCGAGTAATCGCTCAACAGCGTGGCTTGACTGGTATTTCATCACTTACCAAGGCGGAACTCTTAGACCTCCTAAAATGATGAAGGGAGGTGGTTAAATGACCTATTTAACCGAAACAGAATTTCTAAAACTTGGTTTTGAAGATGTGGAAGATTTTGAAAAACTACGAGCTAGAGCAAGCATGATTATTGACTTGTATATCAAGAACTTCTACGACTTCACCGATTTTGAAACGGACTTTGAACCACGAAAACAAGCGGTTAAGAAGGCAGTAGCTTATCAAATCGCTTATTTAGATTCAAGTGGCGTTATGACTGCCGAGGATAAGACATCATTGGCAAGCATGACTGTCGGGCGTACTCATGTAAGCTATCAGAACGCATCTAGTAGCTCTCAGAGTGGCAAGCAGTATAATCTATCTCTTGACGCTCTAAACTGGCTGACACTGGCTGGTTTTGGCTGTAAGGCGGTGGGATATGATAGATAAACGCATGTTAGTTGACACTGTCACTATCCAGAAGCCTGCTGAAGTCGATAAGTGGGGAAAAGAAACGTATTCAGACCCGATTACGTTGAAACATGTAAGGTTTGACCGCTCTAATTCCCACACTGGCAGTGGTCAAAATCGCAACGAGGATAATTTTTCAGTCCTTATGGTCTATCCGAAGTACACACCTATTGAGTTGGATGATAGCTGGCTGAATGGTCGAGTAAACGATACTCACCGGGACTTCATCATACGTAAAATTATCCCTCAGTATCATCCGTTTAAACACACTATCTTGTGTTACGAAATCGAGGTGATTTGATGGGTGCTGATGTCACTATCAAGGTAGATTTACAAGGATTGGAAAAGAAATGCAGTCCTGAAGCAGTCAGACGTGGTCAAGTTGCCATGAGTAATCAAATGCTCTTGGATATGAACAAGTACACACCAGTTCAATCTGGTCACTTGAGAGGCAGTGGACACTCTAACGTTGATACGTTGGTATGGTCAACACCTTACGCAAGAATTAGGTTCTACAATCGCAGGCTCAAGCTCTTCTTCTCAGAGAAACAGCGTAAGTTTTTCTTTGCAAACAAGGATAGATTGTTAGCAAAGAAACCTAAACCGGGGACTGGTGGACGGTGGGATAAGAAGGCTGCCGCTAAACACAGCAAACAATGGGGGCAAGTAGCCCTTAGAGCAATGGGAGTTAAATAGTGAATAACAACGACTTTTCAGAGGTGTTGCAGGACTTTCTAGCAGGTCTAGGCTTGCCACTAACACCTCGACTAGATTACCTAAACGAAGGCGAAGACTTGGTAATATACGCATTGCCTGGTGGCAAGGTTGAAGACGAAGATATGGCTGGCACACAGATTTTGTCGCTGCCTTATGAAATCGCCATTAAATCTAAAGACCAACAGAAAGTAAATGCGACACTTTGGAAAATCAACACTGAGCTTTCCAAAATCGGTCTTGAATTACCAAGCCTAAATAATTCTTACACGTTCTTGTCATTGAAAGTTGAGACACCGAGTCTTAATGACGTCAATGACCAAGACTATTACATTTACTTGCTTGACCTACAAGCAACTATTGAAGTAGAAAGGAGCCTTAACTAAATGGCTAAATTTAAAAATGCGATTCGCAAGCATTACATTGCACCGTTCGACGCAGAACATCCAGACACACCACCAACAGAAGATAAGTATCTTTGGATTGCTAAAGGCATCAAAGAATCTGCACCAGAAAACGACGCAGAAGATGATGATGTGGCATATTTCGACGGCGACGGAACAAAAGAAAAAATCATCACTTCAAAATCTCGTGGTCGTTCGTTTGAAGGACACCGTGATTATGACGATAAAGCTCAAAACTTTGTCGTAGAAAAAGAAGATGCAGTAGCTGATGATCTTGTGGTTTGGTACAAGGAAGTTGTTCCTAATGGCAAATATTATAAAGAAGGTCTTGCACGACTTTCTGAAATTGAAGTCGGTGACGGTGAAGCGTCAGAACTTGAAACAATTAAGTTCCAAGTTAACTGGTCTCGTACACCAGAAAAACACGATATCACTTCACCAGTGGCATCGACTGGAACACCAGCAGCTTCTGGCACTGGTTCTGAAGCTGCTGGACGTGCAGCGTCACCAGGTTCTAGCCGTTCGTCAGAAACTGAAACAGCAGGAGTCGGTGGATAACCTAACTAAATAATAAAACAAGATAAGACAACTAAGAGGGTGGGGTTTAGCCCTTGCCCTCTTTTTTTTCGTATTAGAAGGAGAATTTAAAACATGGTAGTAATTAAAAAACGTAGCAATGTCATCCCTGTAGATTTCGGTGAGTTCCAGCTTAATTTCCCAGTGTCAGACGGCAACATCCAACGCATGAAGGCTGTTGGTGAAGATTTGCAAGCCAAAGGGCAAGCATTCCAAGAGACAAGCGACGAAGAAGCTTTGGGAGCGTTGAAAGCGTTGGTAGAAGATGGCTTTAACCAAGTCTTCAACGATGAAGAAGCGTTTAAACAAGTATATGCGTTTGCTGGTCAGTCAACAATTAACGCTATGTTCTATCTCATTGAAGCCATCAAGGGTATTTCAGAAGAATTTGAAGCCCAAAATTCAAAAGCAGCCCTTGACAAATATTTGGCTGAGTAATCATGCTAGATCTATCACGAAAACTAACGGATAAGTTAGTAATCGATGATAAAGAGTACGCCCTAGACCTTTCATTTGATAATGTTTTGAAGCTCTTTGAAATGATGAGGGATGAAGACATACCAGAGTATGTCAAACCGCATTTCGCCATTCGGATGCTAATCAGCAAGAGCCTTGAAGGTGTAACCAGAGAGGAAAAAGCTAAGTCGTTTAACGACGCTTTTGAAGATTACTCTATTGAGGAATTATCAAAGGTTTTTAAATCAGTATTCGAAGAACACATAGGCTTATCAAACGTTGAGGACAACCATGTCGAATATGACCTTGCTGGAAACCCCATGAAGACCACTGCAAGCGATGAACCAAAGGAAAAAGCACCTTATGACATTCGTTATGACGGTGACTACATCTACGCTTCATTCTTGCAAGCCTACGGCATTGACTTGTTCGATGTCCAAGGCAAACTGCACTGGAAGAAGTTCAACGCTCTACTGTCTGGATTGCCAGAGGGTACGAAATTCATGGAAGTGGTCAAAATTCGTAAATGGAAACCACAAAAGGGCGACTCAGCGGAATACAAAGAGGAAATGCGTAAGCTTCAGAAAGATTATGCTCTCCCTAACGACACAATCGTTGATGAAGAATACAAAGAAGAAGAATTTTAGAAAGGAGGGATAATTTATGGCAGATGGTACAGTCACCATTAAGGCGTTATTCGATGGCAAAGACGCTGAAAGTGGGGCTAAACGCATCAAAGGGGCTTTAGAAGGCTTGAAAGGCTCAGCCGGCAAGGTTGGGTCTGTGTTCAAGTCTGTTCTCGGTGCTAACTTAATCGGTGGTGCTATCATGGGCGGCATTAGTGCTCTTGGCAACGGCATGAAATCCATGGTCGGTGAACTTAATAGCTCGACTAAGGCATGGAAGACTTTTGAAGGCAACATGCAACAAATCAACATGCCTACCGAGCAGATTCAGCAAGTTAAAGGCGAGTTGCAGGACTTTGCTACCAAGACCATCTATTCAGCGTCCGACATGGCCTCTACTTACTCACAGTTAGCAGCGGTAGGAACCAAGAATACAACGGAGCTTGTTAAAGGTTTCGGTGGTCTTGCAGCGGCGGCGGAGAATCCGCAACAAGCCATGAAAACCTTGAGTCAACAAGCAACCCAAATGGCTGCTAAGCCTAAGGTTCAATGGCAAGACTTCAAACTCATGTTAGAGCAAACGCCTGCAGGTATTGCCGCCATTGCAAAAGAAATGGGCATGAGTACCGCTGAAATGGTCCAAGCAGTCCAGGACGGCAAGATTAAGACCGAGGACTTCTTCGACGCTATTGCTAAAGTTGGTAATAACGACACTTTCAGCAAGATGGCCACAGAGTTCAAGACCGTTGACCAAGCTATTGATGGGATGAAAGAATCTCTTGCTAACAAGTTGATGCCACAATTTGAAAAACTCAATCAAATTGGTATTAAGGCAGTCGTTGGGCTTACGGATGCACTTGAAAGAGTTGATATCAATGGAATTGCTGACAAGATTGGCAGTGGGTTACAGTCGCTTTGGAAAGGGTTCTCAAATACGGGAGCTTTGAAAAATCTTGGTGCGACATTCACTTACATTTCAAGCTCAATCAAGCAACTATTCAGCAAGATTGATGGTAGCAAGCTTATGCAGGGCATTGGCTCAGTATTCGGTGACATTGCTAATGGTATTTCACAAGCCCTAAACATTGCCACGACTTCGGTTAGAAGTTTCATCAGCTCATTTGCTGACACAGGGGCATTCCAGTCGTTCAAAGCAGCGGTGCAAGATACTTGGAACGCCCTAAAAACCATTGGATCATCATTCGGTGAGGTGCTCGGTAGCTCACAAATGCAGTCAATCATTGCAGGTATTGGCTCAGCCCTTGGAACGCTAGTTAGCTGGATATCTCAAGTTATTTCAGCAATATCTAGGTTTATCAGTGCTATACCTCCGGGAATCTTAAACGGTATCACCAGCGGTATTCTAGCAATGGTAGCAGGTTTCATGACTGCCAAGGCTGGCATTTCTGCCGTTAGTGCTGCATTACGAGGACTTGATTTCATCAAGAGCCTTAACCCATTCAAGAAGTTCGGGGCGGATGCAGCAGCAGGGGCAGCAGAGGCGGCTAATGGTGCTAGACGGTCAAAATCAACTATTACTCAGTTGTTTAGCGGAATGGCTAATGTCATTAAGTCAGCAGGAACTAGCATTTCAACGGCTACTAAAGGTATCGGAACAGGGCTATCAACTGCATTCAAGGGGCTTGGCCAAGGCATTAAAGCAGCTTTGCAAGGTTTGAAAGGTGTTAGCTTTTCAACATTAGCAGGGCTCGGAACGTCAGCGGCGATTGCCGCTGTGGGTATCGGTGCCGCAATCGCTCTTGTTGTTGCTTCATTGGCGTTGCTAGCTACTCAATCTCAGGGAGTTTCACAAATCCTTGGAGCTTTAGGCGGTGCAATTAGCACGGTTGTAGGTGCTATCGGTGGTGCAATGGCAACGGTAATTGAAGCGTTCGGAACCGCCTTTGCCACTGTCATTAAGGCAGTCGGTGAAGCTGCACCAGGGCTCGCCAAACTTTCACCATTGGTTGAAGCTATTGGCACGGCTATCGGTAATGCAGCACCAGCAATCACGGCATTCGGTAACGCTTGGACATCCATTCTAGGAACATTGCCGGCTATTATCAGTGCATTTAGCGGGTTGGTTGGTGCCATTGGTTCTGCGATCAGTCAAGTAGCTACCGCAATCACTCCGATTGTTCAAATCATCGGAAATACTATCACAGCAGTAACTCAGATTATCGCTAACGCTATCGTGGCAATTGCTCCGGTTATCTCGAATTGCATTGTTCAAGTAGCCCAAGTAATCGGACAGTTTGGACCACAGATTGCAATGGTTTTACAAGTAATTGTACAAGCTATTCAAGCAACAGCACCAGTGATTATGACCTTGATTCAAGGGATTGTGACAGTGGTTCAAACACTCGCACCAGTAATTAGTCAAGTTATTTCTGCCATTGTTACAGTCGTTCAAACGCTCGCACCTATCATCAGTCAGATTATTTCAGCGATTGTTACGGCAATCACTCAAATTGTGCCTATTATCACGGCAATCGGTGGTGTGATTAGTGCTGCATTTAGTGGCATTGCCTCAGTTGTTTCAGCAGCAGGAATGGCAATCGCTACCGCCGCTATGGGTATCGGTACGGCTATTAGTACGGCCCTAAGTGGTGTTTCTGGTGTAATTTCCGCTGCTGGTTCTGCGATTGGTGCAGCCTTGCAGGGAATCGCTAGCGTAGTTCAATCAGTCGGAACATCAATCAGCACGGCGGCTCAAGGTATCGGAAACGGTATCAAATCAGCGTTTGAAGGTATTTCAAGCGTCATTACATCCGCTGGTAGTGCAATTAGTAGTGTATTGAATAGCCTAGCTAATGTGTTCAACTCAATCGGTACGGCTGCACAAAAAGCAGGGTCTGGATTCAACCAACTCGCTAACGGTGTCGTTAAGATTACCAATACCAATCTTGCGGACATGGCTGCATCTCTTGCAGCAGTAGCCAAAGGTGTAGGTTCAATCGGTGACAACTCAGCAGGGCTTGCGCAAGCTGGTACTGGTATGACTCAACTTGGAAATGGTATGGCCAAAGTTTCAAGTTCAGCGTCTAGTGCTGTATCTGGATTGACATCATTCTCTAGCACGATTACAAGTATTCAATCATCATTCACTAACCTACAGTCACTACTCACTACAGCAGGAACAGCGTTCAGCACGTTCTCTAGTCAGGCTAGTCAATCGCTTGCTGGGTTAACTGCTATTGTAGCCCCTATCACAGCGTTTAGAACGCAAATCATGACACTAGCACCAGCCTTGATGGTTGCTGCTACTGGGTTAACTCAGTTCAGTACAGTTTCAATGTCATTGACCGCTAGCATGACTTCTATTAGCTCAAGCATGACCATGCTGACTACTAGCTTAACGATGTTGGCTACTCAGTTGACTATGATCACTACGAGTATGACCATGATGTCAACTAGTTCAACTATGCTAGGTACTAGCTTAACGCTTATCGGTACTCAATTCACCATGATTGGCACATCACTCATGATGCTTAACAGTCAATTCATGATGTTTGCAAGTAGCTTGATGCAAATGACAAGCCAGATCATGATGGCAGGGTCAACAGTGACCATGTTTGGTGCTCAACTCATGACTGCTCAGACTGGTTTCAGCATGGTTTCCATGATGGCTACTATGGTGTCTAGTCAGCTTGCTATGCTTGCTAGCTCAGCCCAAATGGCAGGAGCTGGACTTGCTATGGTAAGTGCTCAAGTCATGATGTTAGCTAGCGTATTCGCTACGGTTGGAGCGGCAGCTATGACCTTACAAGCTACGATGATGTCGCTTGGTGCGGCAGTTAGTGCAGGTATGATGTCAGCAGTTCAAGCCGTAACTTCTGGAGCTATGCAAATGACTGCGGCTCTACGTTCGAGCGGAATGCAAATGGTTGCTAGCACGCAAGCCTTCATGAATCAAATTGTTGCAGCGGTTCGCAATGGAATGAATCAAGTGGTTGCGGCTATCCGTGCCGGTGGTGCTCAAATGGTCTCAGCTATGCAAGCAAGCGGTCAGCGATTAGTTGCAGTTACGCAAGCGGCGGTTAACCAAGCGGCAGCGGCAGCTAGAGCCGGATATGGTGCTTTCTTCTCAGCCGGTGCTTACATGGGGCAAGGTCTTGCCGCTGGTCTGATGTCAGCTCTTGGAGCAGTTACAGCAGCAGCTAATGCCCTTGTAGCACAAGCAGAGCGTGCAGCACAAGCTAAAGCCAAAATCCATTCACCTTCTCACTTATTCCGTGACCAAGTCGGTTGGTATATCGGTCTTGGTATTGCTCGAGGGATTGACGAATCAGCCCCAGAGGTTGCTAATAGCCTTGACTACATCCGTGACCAAGTTAACGGGTTTAACGTTCGAGCTAACGCAATGCTTACGGGTGCCACTTCAAACATGGCTAGTCAGCTTAAGATGGAAGTTTTACGAGATAAAACCCCAGACGCCACTATTTCAGCACGTCAAGAAGCCTACGCTGCACATTCAGCCGGTTTGTTGAGTGATGTGATTGACGCTCTTGGAGAGCTCAAAGAACAAATGGCACAAGGTCAAAACATGGTGCTTGATACCGGTGCATTGGTCGGTGGCACAGTTAATAATTTCAACAGTGCTATCGACACAATTAAAACACTGAAAGGACGACACAGATTATGATTACTAAAATCAAAGAATATATAGCGTTTGGCGATTTTAATAGTCGTGACGCTGGTTGGTACCTACAAAAACGTGAAGCACCTACACCGGACGAGAAAGAGATTGTCGAGTCTATCCCCTTTATGCAAGGGGTGCTTGACTTCTCTAGTGTCTTGGGTGAGCGTGTTTTCGAGCCTAGAGAAATTACATACGAGTTCAAGCTACCATTTACGGAATATGAAGACCGTAAAACTGCAGAGCGTATGATTAAGTTTCAAATGGTTACTAAAACGGAGCGAAAGCTATTTGATACGCATGACCGCCGCTATTATTGGATGGGGAAAATCAAGCATATCAAGGTATCAGACGACCCGATTAAGAAGAATCTAGTAGCTACAATCGTGTTTAAGTGTTATCCGTTCGCATTCCATGAAAACGAATACTTCGATGATGTCTGGGACACTTTTGACTTTGAAAGTGATGATTCAACATGGACTAAGTGGCAATTAGGCTATACGAGGTCAGAAAAGACAATCTACTTTGTCAATTCTGGTGATACGTCTATCAGTCCAGTCATTTATTGCGACGAAGATATCACGCTAACTGATTCGGAGGGGGTAATTTACAACTTGAAACGTGGTGAAAATAGGGAGTTCGCACTGACTTTGTACCAAGGTATCAACTATTTCAAAGCTAAAGGTAATGGCACGATTGCCATGCATTATAACAACGAGGTGATGGCATGAGTGCAAGCGGTAAAATCGAAGTATTTAACATTAGTCGCACGGGCTACGCTGTCAAGGTTTCAAACCTCAGTAATGATACTGGCATCAAAGGGGTATTGTTCCCGACGTGGAGCAAGAAAACAAACTACTCACCTAGCGCCGGTAAGGAGATAGATCAAGACGACATTATCTGGTATGACGGTGTTCGTTGGGGGGATAGTTGGTACTGTACCGTTAACGTCTCAGACCATAACAACGAGCGAGGGGAGTTTTTAACCCATGTCTATGTATCTGACAATAACGGTCAACTTGTCGGTGTTGGCGGTGAAAAAATCGTGGTCCCAGAGCCACCCGAAACGGCCAAACAAAAGGGCGGTTATGCGGTGTACTGGTGGAGTGATTTCAACTCACGTCGATGGGATAAGCTCAATCGTACCACTACGGCACGCAAAACTATCCATGACCCGTACAGTCCAAGAGGTGGTACTGTTATCGTTGGTGAAATCAACCAAGCTCTAAACACCATTCATGAGTTTTCTTTTGCTATACCATTCACGCATCCCTTGTATAACAAGATGGTGCCATTTAAGTCAATCGTCGAGGTGGTCAATCTCTATGATGGCAAGGTTGAGTTTGTGGGCAGGGTGTTGACATCTACGAATGAAATGACAACGAATGGGTTCGCTCAGAAAGTGACCTGCGAGGACTTCCTTTCATTTCTTCATGATTCTGCTCAATGGTTTCAGAAATTACCGAACCAAGGGGCAGCGCCTTACTTAACTGAAATTTTAAGGGTTGCTAACGGAGAGGTTGAGGACTACAAACGCATTAATCTTGGCACTTGCACGGTTAACAGTAGGACGGACAAGCCTTGGCGTTACCTTGGCTATGAAAGCACTTGGGACTGTGTTCGAGAGCGTATCATTAATAATATCGGGGGCTATTTGACCATCTACGAGCGAAATACTCGTTTATATGTGGATTGGACTGCTCAGATTGGAGAAACCAAAAAATCACCGCTTCAAATTGGTAAGAACATCAAGTCTGCCAGCCGTGAGCTTGATTTTGACGGTCTAGCCACTCAAATCATGCCGATTGGCGCTGATATCCAAAAGGAACATCCAGACGAGGACCAGAGCCCTGATGTGACCAGAGAGCAGTTGACCATTTGGCATGTTAACAATAACAGTGCATTTTTGGAAGATAAGGACCTTATCAAAGAGTTTGGTATTATCCGTAAGGCTGTAATCTGGACAGAAATCGATGACCCAAAAGTTTTGCTTGCTCGTGGTAAGCAGTATTTACGAAACCAAAAAATCGCACTCGCAAAATGGACGATTTCAGCGGTAGAGCGTTATCTGATTGATAACCGATACGATAAATTTGAAATTGGGAACAAGCACCCGATTATCAATGCGCCATTGTCTGGGATTGAAACTTTGCAAATCTTGGAGAAAAAAATTGATATTCTAAACCCACAGAGTGTTGATTTGACTATCGGTTCACAATCTCAATCACTTTCAGCGTATCAACTTCAATTGCAAGAGGCTGAAAACTCTATCGAACGTTTGAAACAGAATACTTCGACAGCTAACAAAGAGAAACGTTTGAAGGCTCTACAAAGTCAACTCGCAGCACTTAAGAACAAACCTAGCTCAAAACCAACGCCACCAACAGCACCTACACCGCCTAGCCCTAACGCTTCAGCGGACGAGATTGCGGCTTACGATAAGCAGTACGCTGATTATCTAACTGCTAAAGCTAACTATGATAACCAGTTAGCGTCGTTCAATATGGACGAACAAGAGCGTGCTAGAACGATTAGAGACGTTGAAGCCGAAATTGCTAGGTTACAAAAAGAATTAAATGGAGGTAATTAAACATGCCAGAAATCGAAGCGGAGGGACGTTTGAACCTCTACGATGATGTCACGCCTTTGGAAAACACTAAGAACATTAGTGTTTTGACCAAGGCAATCCGTAAAAAGACCAGAGGGGCGGATGTTCGGGAAGCCATCGCTAAGGCTATTGAAACGACTTATGCGGACGGTGCCACTAATGGCAATACTAACATGGAAGTCATCAAAGCCCGTGGACTTGCTGGCAATCTTGATGACCGTCTTAGCACTATCGAGAACACCCTAAACGGGAAAGCAAGTGCTGATTTCGTTGAAAAGAAGTTCAATAAAATCGAATCCAACGCCCCGAAAGCAGTTCTCAACTCACTATCTGAAATCAGTAGCACTTATCCAAACGGTGCTAACGGCATTGTCGTAGCCAAAGACACCGGTAAGTGGTACTACTACGACGAAGGGGCTCGCTCATGGAAAGAAGGCGGTGTCTATCAGTCTCGTGGGCTTGGTGGTAATGAAGTAACCGCTGATAACATTGACTTTGCCCAAGGCATCAAGCAAATGCTTACTGACCGCATTACCGGCACATTCTGGGTAGAGAATGGCGGGAAGATTATCAATGACGTAGCAGGCAGCTGGAGTCGCTATCTGCCAGTCAATTTGTACAAGGGGAAAACCTATTACATTGTCGGTGTTCGAGGAATCCTTACTTATGTAACATCAGCGGACGGTAGCCGTGTGATCAAGAAATTAGCTAACAACGACACGGTAATTAGCACTGAATACACCCCGACAGAAGATTCACTTCTTTATGTATCTACTCAAAATAGCGACGCTAAGCCTAAAGTGTTTAATGCATCGGTATCTCAACTAGCAGCAACTAACGTTGATATGAACAATTTGCCAGACGGGTATGTTTCGCTTAAAATCCCTAAATTGGAAGTGGATGTTAAAGCTACTGATTTGTCTTTTGTGACACAAATCAAGCAACTTATCGATGAGAACACTCTTATTCGCGGGAAATACTATAATGGTAACGCTAAATCGACAGGAGACGAGCCAACATGGGCTGTTTACCCACCAATTTATCTCGAAAAGGGCAAAAAGTACGGTTTGAAGGGTGTTCGTGGTGTGTTCACATTCTACTTCAGTCTGGATAATCGAAAATTGAAGCAATTCTCAAGCGGTGACAATGTTGTCGATGCCGACTACACCCCAGACGAAACGGGTTATTTATTAATTACAAGGCGACTTGCCGATAACCCTTGTAAACTGATCCAAGGCGGTCTTGCTGGAGCTGCGAAACTTCCAAACCTTAATTATGGAGCGAGCGCCCTTGAAAGTAACACGCCGATAGCGTTCCCGAAAATCAAAAACGAGTACACTATCAAGAAAGCGGGCGGAGATTTCAGCACACTAACCGAAGCCATTAAGGCAGTCGGTGCCGGTAACGCCGACGACCCTGTAACGCTCTATATTCATTCGGGAGAATATGACATCTTGCAAGAACTTGGTGGAGATGCGTTCCTTCGAAGTGTAGAAAGCAACGGAAGCGAGCGCCAAGGTATCGAAGTGCCTGACTACGTTAATATCATTGGTGTTGGTGATGTTAAGCTACGCCTTGAAGTCCCAGACAATAAGACAACATGGGCTACATCAAGCCGTATCAGCGCCTTAAACGTATGGCGGCACAACACCATTAAGAACATCAAGTTTATCGTCAGAAATACACGCTACGCCGTTCATGACGAAACGAATAATCAGTACGCTAACAATGATATGAAGTACATCGATTGTTACTTTGAGCATCAAGGAAACAAAAACGGTGTTTGGAGCTCAACGCAAGCTTATGCAGCTGGTATGGGTTCTGGTGGTAACTATCTGTTTGATAACTGCACATTCAAATCTAATACGTTGCCATTTTCAATGCACGACAACTTCAATGTCGAAGCCAATCGTGTCAAGATTACTAAATGTACCTTTATTACTGGTGCTGGGGAAGATTCAATCCGTTTTGGGTCTTACGGTACGGGGGCTAAGAAATCAATTGTCACCATTGAAAACTGTAATATCGATAAAGCTGTTAAGTCATTTGAAGAACAAGGGAACTCGCACCACGGCAACCACTTCTTGATTTCTGGCGGGGGTAATACCGTAGTGCCTTATATCACTATCAATAGTGCTGGTCGAAAAGAACGTGTTGAATTTGCAGATGAAGTGAGAACGCTAAAAAACACTAGTCAGACTAAAATCACAGTCGGTATGCCGGTTAAGTTAGTCGGTAACTCCGTGCAACCGTTGGGAACTGATGAACCATGGCGTTTCTATGGTGTCTCACTCGACGACATTGAACCGAATACCATGGGTGTGATTAAGTATGCTGGGTACGTTGCTAAAGATGATACGGGCATCAGTTCGCTTTCAATGGGTCAACGCATTGGCTTGGCTGGTGGTCGTTTGGCACCGGTGGATTCTAACGACTTCATCGCTTATGCAACTGACGGCAATAATATTCTTTTGAAGTAGATTAAAAAATGGGGGTTAAATAATATGTTAAGGAGTGTTAAATGCACAGCAAACCAGACGGCATCTTTGGTGTGTTCGACGTAGTCCGAGATTTCTACGAACACGGTATTGATGACCATCTATGGGTATTCATACTCATGGTGATTATCTTTTCAGACATCGTGGTTGGTGTGTCTAGGGCTTGGGCTGCTCATGAGTTTTCAAGCTCTAAATTTAGAAAAGGGCTAGTCAGTCATACTGCCATGATTACATTTGTAGCCATATTCTATCCGTTCGCAGTTTTTATGAATCTGGGCGGTGTCCTAGATACGTTTATCTTTGCCATGATAGCAGCTTACGGCTCTAGTGTTTTGGCTAGTCTATCAGCATTAGGGGTGGAAATCCCTTATATCGACAAATACGTTAAGAGAAACATCGACAAAGAGAAGTTTTTTCTTAACTCGGAAGAAGAAAAGGAGAATAATGACAATGATTAACTTTAAACTACGTTTGCAAAACAAAGCTACTTTGGTAGCTCTTATCTCAGCGGTTTTCTTGATGTTGCAACAGTTCGGGCTTAATATCCCTAGCAACATTCAAGAGGGGGTAAATACATTCGTTGTGATTTTGGTAATTTTGGGTATTGTTACCGACCCTACGACTAAGGGTGTCGGAGACAGTGAGCGTGCATTAAACTACAGCAAACCTCATGAGGACTAGCTTATGGCAAAACTCATGACCTCTATTAACCAAATTGACGGGGGTAATGTCCTAAAATCTGGGGACACCACTTCTGTATTTGGTTTTGAAATCTTAGGGTATGACAGGAAACGCATGGAATTGTCCGGCACTGGCAAGCTCACGTTGTCCAACGATGAAACAGTGGCGCTATACCAAGATGTCACCGTTGAAAACGGGACATTCTCGTTCGTCATGGGGGATGTGGTCGAGCCCGGCACTTACTACCTCGAAGTTAAACTGAACGGACATATTTTCCCGTCTAACAATTTCAAGGTTAAAGTCAAGAGCTCACTAAACATCGACGGTGCTATCCCATCAAAAAAAGACCCTAAATTAAAACTGTTAGCGGATGAATTGCGAGATTCTGGGTACATTGTCGGTGGCAGTGACACTACGGAAGACCTCGTAAATATCTACAATCTAGCCAAAATTTGAAAGGAAACATAAATGAGTAAATTACATGATTTTGCCCAAGCGGTAGGAGCAGACATTAAAGAAATTAAAACAGCATTGGCTGGCAAGGCTGAGAAAGGTGAAGCAACCGCTAACGGCATCACTCAAGACCAACTTAACACTGCCATTCAAGGTGTTAAGACTGCTATTCTGGGCGAAGGCGTCCCAGAAGAACTTGACACGCTCAAAGAAATCGCTGACAAAATCAGCGCAGCGGGTGGCAATACTGATAGTGGCATTATCTCGAAAATGACCGAGCTTGGCACTCGTATTGATACCATCGAGCAAGAAGACCTTGTGAGCGTATACAACACAGCGAAAGCGTGAGCCTATGAGTAAGTTCACAGAATTTGCTCAAGCGGTCGGGAGCGATATCAAGGAAATTAAAGATAAACAATCTTCATCATTGTCTGTCAGCCAAGCGTATGGACTATTTCCAACATACAATAACTTTTTCCTACAAGTTATGGAACAAAATAAATTTGCGGAAGACCCGCTTGTAACAAAATCTCAATTACCTACAAACGAAATTGACACTTTAAAACAGAAGGTCGAAGAGTTGGAGAGAACTATCTCGGAGATTAAACAAGCTATTCAAAAATAATTATGAGAAAGGAGACCTATGGCGTCTAAAACACAGTTATTAAACACGCTTGAGAGCCTAGTGAATCAACGTGTCACTGTTCCTACCAACCCTTATGGCGGGCAATGTATAAGTTTGATTGACTACGTTTTACAGTATGCGGGTTTATTTAACCTTGATTTCAGTTACTTAAACGCCATTGATGGCTTGAGTAGAGCAGAAAGTCAAGGGCTTAAAGTCACACGTTTCAATGGTGCGAACAATCCACCAGTAGGGAGTGTGTGGGTAACTAATTGCTTGCCATACCATCAATTTGGGCATATCGGCTTCGTGGTCGCAGAAAACCTAGACGGGACAGTTACCACAGTCGAACAAAATATCGATGGTAACGGTGATGCCCTCTACAATGGCGGTTGGACACGCAAAGTAACCCGAAACCTCGATAGTGCTGGTAATTTCAGTTATATTGACTGGAATGCACCTAGTCAGCAAATGGTTGGTTGGTTTGAATTGCCATTCGATGGTATGACCGAGAACGCCTATTTTATCGACGTGTCAGCTTACCAACCGGGGGACTTAACTAATATCTGTAATGCCAGTGGTACGAACAATACAGTTATTAAAGTAACTGAGGGTGTAGGTTGGGTTAGTCCAGTAGCTACTCAACAAACCAACACAAGTAATTGTATTGGTTACTACCACTTTGCACGATTCGGTGGCGATGTGGCAACGGCACAAGCTGAAGCGAATTACTTTATCAGCAACTTGCCATCTCACCCACGCTATTTAGTGTGTGACTATGAGGATGGGGCTAGTGGTGATAAACAAGCCAATACGAATGCAGTGTTAGCGTTTATGGATATCTGTAAGGCGAACGGCTTTGAGCCTATCTATTACAGTTACAAGCCATATACACTAGCTAATGTGTATGTGGATCAAATCACTGCACGATATCCTAACAGTCTATGGATTGCAGCGTACCCAGACTATGAGGTACGTCCAGAGCCTTATTGGGGTGTGTATCCAAATATGGAACATACACGCTGGTGGCAGTTTACAAGCACTGGCCTAGCTGGTGGATTGGATAAGAATGTTGTTATCATCAATGACGGTGATAGCCTAGTAAATAAGAAAGAGGAAGAAGAAAATATGGATTATGTAGTACGTAGCGAAAGCGGTTCTCAAGGTTATGTTGGTGTTGTGAATGGTCGTGTGTTTGGTATTGGCTCAATGGGTACAGTAGATGCCCTACGTTCAGCGGGGGCTAAACACTTGACCTTGCCAGACGATGATTTTGACCGTTTCTTGAATAGTCAAAGCAACGACACGGCAGCAGTATCTAAAGCAATCAATGAAGCTAGCGCATCAGTAGTTAAAGCTATCGAAGAACGTGCAGCGGCAACACAAGGCCAAACTGGTGTATAATTAAATAAAAGAACCACGAAAACTATAAAACGAAAAGGAGTATATCACCTCCCCTCACACTGCAATAGGGATACCATGGCAGTAGTGGTCGAAGCCTCAGCGTTGTGCTGGGGCTTTTTTATTTGGTATAATTAAGTTATCCATCATAGGCAAAAGAGCCATGAGTTAGTCTCATAGCTCTTTTTTTATTTGTGATTTTACTAGATAAGTGATAACATAGTCAGTGGAATACTTGGTATCATTTCGATAATTTCTCGAACTGCCTCGACTTTATGTCGGGCTTTTTTGTATTAAAAAGGGGCAAATAAGGGGCAATAAGTGTAAACTTTAGTAACTTTATGTGCATTTTACCGACTACACCTTACACGCATATATCCTTATTTAATAGGTTTTCTTCCTATTATATACGCATTTAAAACTGCACTAACAGAATACCGTGGTTTGAAATCATTCTACAACTTGAAAAAATAAAACGTTGATTTAACAACGTTTCTGAGGACTCTAGGTTAAACCTAGGGTTCTTTTTTTCTATCCGAGGGGCAAAGAGGGGGCAAGATTATTCGTAATGATATTATCTAAAACGTTTACCGCCTGGTCCTTCATGTTTCTTGTGACGTGGGTATAGATGCTAGTAGTTACTTCCGAATCTGCATGACCAACCCTATCCATGATAGTTTTTAGGGGCACATTGTTTTCGGCCAGTATGCTAATTGTGGTATGTCTGAAAATGTGAGGGGATAGGTGCTTGTCGATAGGTGTTTCCAGTCTGGTGTTGGCTCGTTGGAGCGATGCACTTAAAATGGTGCTATGAATAGGCTTGCCAG